TGAGATAAAATAATCACCAACGTCAATCTTTGCTTGGTCAATAAGTGCCAGAGTTATTTTATGTCTGTCAGCGCCAGGTGATGCAGTATTAAGAGTCGCACCACTATTATCAAATAACTGATTATCATCTGAAGACGAAACAACTGATTCGGTGACTCTAAATCCGACAGTACCAGTATAGGATTCGGTGTATTGTGCGAGTGTTAATTTTTGTTCACGGGCATGTACAAAGTGGCCGTCAAGGTAAAACTTACCTTCATTAATTGTGACTATTGTACCAAATCCAGTAGTTGGATCGCTTGTACCACCACCAGAGAAACTTGTAAGTGTTGTACCATTTGTTCCAGTGAGAACGTTGCCAGGAGTAATTACAACGCCAGTATCTGCAAGACCACTAGCATTATTAGTGTCTACATATGTAACATACAATGTTGCCTTAGTAGTACCAGTTGCAATATCAACCTTGTCAACTCTAACCTTAACACCAGTCGATGCTTCAGTAAATACTATCCCCAGTAAGTCTGTACTAGGATTTGTAAGAGCATCAATAGCAGTACCAGAAGCGGCAATCAGTTTAATAAAATTAGTTTTGTTATTAACTGTTATCTTACCACCAATGGCAGGCATACCGTTTTTATAACCTAGTCCTTGATTACCACTAAGAATATCGTGGGTAAGGATGGTTTGCATTTGATTGAGTTCGCGTTGTTGCAAAGATCGAGCATTATTGAATAGGATTTTATAATAGTTATCACTATCAGAGTAATCATCCTTATAGGTATTCTTAAATGTGTCTTTAATTAATTGTGATGTCATTTTAGTTCCCTATATTTCTACGATAACTTTTATGTCTTCCGTTTGGTCTGCCGAACGAACAACTTTTGCTCTGTTCTCAATATATAGTAGTTCTCCACTGAACGGATCTATCGCACCACCGTTAGTAAATCCACCCACTCCTGATGCGGAGTCTGTGATACCAATACCACCAGCAGCGTCTGTCACTGCCTCTGCGGCTTGAAATGGTGTGAACAAAGTAGCTTCGTTCTGGTGATACCAAATCTCATCTGAGTCTGTATCACCAACAAGTGCTTTTGCACCTGATGTACCACCAGTTAATACCGAACCTTGTGTAAAGTTCGCAGTTTTCTGGTGAAGTTTAAGTCTGCGTAATGCGTTACCACTCGTTTGAGTGTATGCAGCACCAGCACTGTCGTTTGGATTTTTAAGAAGTCCTATCTGTCTGAAAGAAGTTCCAATATGAAATTCTCCCCCTTCAGCGCCAGCGGGTTGGATATTGAACATTAATGCTTTTGAACGTAGATCATTTCTTGGATCTGCTCCAAATCCTGCTTTAGGTCCTATTCTTGTTCTTGCTTTAGCAACGGTTGTTGGAGATCCACCACCAGACATTGTAACATGTGCGTAGTCATAATTTAGACCCATTTTAATACCTTGAATACCAGATGCACTGTCGTCGTCAATAACAATCTTAACTACTGCACCACCAGCTATGGTTGCTGATGCAACTGCACCATAACCATTTCCTACAATGGCAACAGTTGGGGCAGAAGAGTATCCTGCTCCACCGTCTGTTATATCAATACCACATATAGGACTTGTTGTCGCACTATCTTGAATTGCTATTTGTTGCACGTCTGTAGATGTAGATGTTATATTTCCAGATCCATCTGAATCTAGAATACGAACTTTCTTAACTGGTAAGAAGTTTGCACTTGTAAAGTTTGTATTGTCAACAACACCAACTGTGTATAAGAATTTCCATGCATAGCCATCACTTGTTGCAAAAGGCCTGTTACCAGTACCAGAAGGTGCAACTGTAGATGTGTTAGCAGTTCCGTTAGCGCCTCTTGATTGTCTAAGACACACATAAACTTGGTTGTTATCGATCATGGCATAATAGGGCACAGATGGATGAGATACATCTGTATCGTCATATTCACCAAATACTGTACCTGATGACCAGTTAACACGAGGTATAACGAAAGAATAGTTTGCCGCTAGTTTGGCACTTTGCATACTCAATCTGAAATCTCTTTCTTCTCGTTCAGTTATAACTGGCACAGGTGCCGCGTCAGAGTCGTTCCAATCTTCACTTTTACCAAGGGCAATATAATACTTATTTGCCGCTGAATCCGCATCTGCTTGAAACTGAGTCATAAAAAGACTTTTTGTGTTTTGTGTAATTATTGCCGACATGTTATTTTTCTCTCGTTTATGCTACGGTTAGTGCTGGAACTGTACCAGAAGTTGCTTGATTTAAAAGCACCCAAGTTGCTCCAGTCCATATGAGTTCTGCCACTGCGTATTGTGCAAGTGCAACTGTAGTTCCATTTGCGAATGTTTCTGGTGTAATAGTACAAACACCAGCAAGTATATTAACAAATTTATGTATCTGTCCATCTCTTATACCATCAACTAAACTTACCGCAAATGCACCACCGTTACTTGTAATTGTCAATGGAAATTTAGGGTCTGCTGGGCCCGATCCAGTAAGAGTTTGTTTTTTATATGCAAAAGTATTTTCCACAACAATCGATCCAAAGTTTTTAGATGAAAGTGCTAGATCGACATCTGAGTCACTACCATCAGCAGCGACTGTAACATCACCACCCGTGGCAGAGTTAGTTACAGTAAGAAAGTTTACCGCACTGCCAGTGGCAGGTGTTTTAATAGTTTCGTTACCACTAGTGTCATTAAGTTGTGCTACTTTGGGTGTTGTAAGAACAGGACTAGTTAAAGTCTTGTTTGTCATGGTTACTGTATGAGTTTTGAAAACAAACTCGTCGGCCGCACCTAATAATGGTAATGTTATATTTCTGTCTGCCGCTAAGTTACTTGGTACAAATACATATTGATGATCTGCGGCTGCGTCGTTAATTTGTGGTGTAGTTATTACAGGTGATGTAAGAGTTTTATTTGTTAAAGTCTCAGTTGCAGTGATAAGAGAAACAGTACCAGTTAGATCTGGAAGTGTGATTGTCTTGTCACTAGAAGTCGTATTAGTAAAAAACAGCGTGGTTTCGTGAGCATCTGGTGTAGAACCTTCAGATATAACAGAAGAAGCACCAAATGACATAGTAGTAGTTGGTGTACTACTGTCACCCAAAATCCTATACACTTCATCGAAGTTGTTGTTGATCTTGGTTGTAGCGGCACGAAGTGTGTCGCCAGTATTGTCGTTCGCCAACGTTCCGTTATTTATTATTTCTCTTGCCATTTTCTAACCTTACTAAGTTAAATCTATTTATAATAGTTATTATGCTGAATCTGTATAATATTTGAAATCATCTGCGTCGATAGTAACTTGACCATCAGACATTCTAAGAACACCTTTTCCGAGGTTGCCTGTAAGTCTACCATCACTATCCTGATCCATTCTCTGTGAGTTAACACGTACAACGTTGACCAAGTTCTCGAATGTGTTATCCAAGTGACCAAGTGTACCAAGATAATTGGTATCACTGTCTGTACCACCGATTGATGCGTAGTAATCGAACCTTGATTGATCAAGATCAATTCTGTATCTACCGCCAGGTGTTGAACCTTCACTATCGTATGGTTTCGATGTTGTACCGATAATACCAGTTGCAGACATCATCGCTCTTGGTGAGAAGGCTGCTGTACCCTCGAATGTTGGTATGTTATTATCTGCGATAGAAATCGGCATACCATCAAATGATATATTTGTATTTACACCTTCAATAAGAACTGAAGCACCAACATACATTCCACCTGGATGTGCAAACAGTTTATACATGTCCATCCAGTCAGAGGATGATATACCAAGTTTTATGAGTATTCCCCAAAACTGATATATTGTATCATCTGTTATATATAATCCAGATTGAGGACCTATTGCATCTCCAACTTTCATTACCAAATTTTTACCATAAATGATCTCTGGTGTCTCACCAAAGAACAATCTAAAGAAACGTTCTATACCAAACTTTGTACCTTTTGATCTATAAAAGTTATTGGACAATTCAGAACCAACACGTTTATCAATCGCACCACCAGCAGTCTGATAACTTTGGCCTAAAAGAAGTTCGTCTTCAATAAAACTAACGTTCTCTATATCCGTTTGAGTTATATCTCGAAGTGTGGGTATATTTGCTAATTGATAACCAAAGTTCCTGTCACTATCCCATCCATATGTTACTTGGCCAGTTCCAGCAGAATCCAGTTCCTTTTGTCTCTGAGAAAAAACTTGTTTTCCAGCAGTAGAAAAACTGTGATCAGAATCTAGAGTATTATAATATGTCTCAAGAAATGATATAAGTTTAGGATGATCTGTCTTGTAGTAATCGGGAAGAACATCTCTTACTATACTACCAGTCAGAGATATCTCTCGTCTGTTTAGATCTTTGAGGGTACGATCACTCATTTTTAATTATCCGCTGATACTGATACAGGAGTTGTTACTGATTCACTTGTGTCATAATGTAATATGTCATTTCTTAGTGGTGATATTGCTGATTGATTGGCGGGTAGAATTGATAATTTAATATCTCCACCACCACCGAGGAGACCCGAAGGTCTGAATGAAACAATACTGACTGTTCGTTTAGTTGCATCATAACTACCTATGTTATCCACAACTACAACTCCGTTACCAGCGTTGATAACTTGTAGTTTATTACTTGAATACCCAACTCCGTTTGTTGCATAAGTTTCATTAACAATTCTACATGTCACACCATCTATTGTAAACAATCCAGACCTAACAACAAAAGTTTCAGCCGTTGGAGTGTTAGATATAACAGGTTGTGCAATGTCAGATGGGAATGTAAGGGTAAACGTGTTATTAACGTTTATGACCGCAGTAATTCTTTGTTGCATTCTTATGACTGCACGAGATGAAAGAACAGCAGGACTTACTTCGTCAACTAAAGTTAACAGATTAGACCTACGGAATGATTTACCAAATTTTCCTAATGTTTTTGCAAAATAACTAGACACTTCGGTGTTGATCAATGCTGATATCGCTTGAGAAGTTAATGATGTCAATTGTGGATTGATCTGATAGAATATATCAGCTTCGACAAATGTATCAACTGGATCGGTGAATTCTATATTAAACGATACAACTGCAAGTTGATTTACCAAATCAATTATTGATGATTTGGTGTCTGTCTGTTTTTGTGCGGTAACATCATCTTCGAAATCTATTGATGTAAAGACTGTACCAAATTTAGGATTATAATCGTCTTCGCCACCCCACGATACAATATCGTTTATGAGTGTTGAGAAGTTACGTAGAATAATAGATGTATAGTCTTCGGGTGTAACCATTCTGTTTTGTGTCGCATATTGGAATGGTGCATTCTTTCGAATTGATTCTATGCTTTCTCTATCATCACCACCAACAGATTTTCCTGGAACAGATGCTGTAAGAGAATATGCAGTTCCAAGGACAGTGACTGTACTTGTTGGTGTATAAGATGTCGCACCGTTTGCATCTTTGCCATGAGTAGAAATATATTCAACTTCGATTGCGTTTCCTGCCTGTGGTGCTTTACCAAGAACACCAGCAGTCTGGCCAGATGCAACAGAACCAAATGACAAATGGTAGTATCCGTTAGGGGCTTCTTTTAGAATGTAAATAGTAGAATTTGTATTAATAGTCGTGGCGTCGGTTATATTTGTATATACAGTATTTGTAGTTGCACCATATGAATCATAAACTCTTACAATTGCTGTATCACCATCTAGGTTTAAATCTGGAATGATATATACGTCTGCTTCATTGTATTCACCAACTAGGAATGTTTTAATTTTGGTTGTTCCTTCGAAGATAGGAATTACCGAACTGTCATTTGCTGTTTTGAATACGTATTGTCCAGTTCCATTATCCGCCGCAGTAAATATTTCCTTTGTTTGAAATGTATATGTGATATCATCAACTGCCGCAGTAAGTTTAGAAAATGCAGGAAGATCTATTGTAGCAGGCCTACCACTTACCGCCGATAGATCAACTGATATCTGTGCTGTACCTTGTGATGAAGTCTTACTATCAGGGATATATCCAATACCAGTAGCAAGTGACACAACACTTGATCTAAGTTGTGCAGTACCAAGGAATGATTCGTTTAAGGCAAAGTTAGTTGTTAAACCATTGATGTGCGTATTGTATGCAAGAACGTCAAGTATGTTAGACAATCCTGATGCTTCAAAATCATAGTCTTTGAATTCTGTTTGTGATCTCAGGTAATCTTTTAGATTCGCCTTGATGTTTATAAAGTCTAATGCGGTGGATTTTATAGTTGTTGCCATGTTATCTTAACCTTGCCAGTACGATTGATAGAGATACTTCCTCTTGTGTGTTTACTACTTGAAACGTGATAGATACATCTACTGCATTGCGATCTGGATTTGAGTTTGCTACAACTTGTAATGTTCTCGCTCTTGGTTCAAATCTATTAATTGCAGATGCTATATTATTTTCAATTTTCTCTTCTGCGTCTACATCCGCTAATTCAAATAACAAGCCTTGAATATTAGCACCAAAACTTGGCATAAATGGTTTTTCTGCGAAGTTAGTCATAACCAAATTTTTAACTGCTTGTTTAACGGCAGATGCTTCTGTTTTCTTAAAAATCTCGCCACTTACCGATTTACTGGTAAACGTAAGATCAATGTCTTTATATTGAACAGACCGAGATCCAATGATCGTCGATACACTTGGATTTCCGTCTTCTACTGCAAATGCTTTGGCCATATTCTTCTCTTTTAATATTTACCTTTATTTATACCCGAATTGCAGGTACTATTGACTTATCCACTTTACCTAGAAAATTTATATCAATATAATCATCTATACTAATTTTGCCATTTCGTAAATTTGCGGGAGGTTTTTGTGGAAACTGTGTTGGATAGAAATGTCCAGAATCTCCTGGAATGTCATTATGCATATTAAATTTATCCATAGATCTCCTCATCCTTCCAGTGTATTCCTCAAGACTTCCAGGTTGAGTGGACGATCCAGTTTGCCATACACCATCAACATATATTTGGACATCTATTGCACTACTGTAATTGTGCCATGAATTACCACCAGCTGCACCTACACCCGATTTTTTCATTTTATTTGACTCTGAAAAGGATCTGAATGCCCAGTCTATTTTTACGTCCCTTAAATCATCTTTGTTCAATGCTAGGTAATCTATAATACCTTTTGCCATTTGTGATCTAATATGAGGTTTCAACTCATTTATTTTTTGTGCAAGAATTATACTAAATCTGGCAGAGTCAGAAAAATCAGCAGCAGTATATATTATACCTTTACCTTTGTCTGTATAAGACACAGGAGATATAATATCTTCAACAGTATCCAAAGTTACTTCAACCAAATCTGAGTTTGATTGGACACTACCATTCCAGATAGTTTCTAGTTTATAACCAGCAAGTTCTTTTATTCTGTAGTCTTTATCAATCTTCGGCATAGTCACAATAATCTGAGTATTGATCGTCTCTTCTGGCTTGTTTTTTGTTGGATTAGGTTCTATTGTATCGTAGTCCAACGTAATCTTTTCGTATACACTTAATTGATCTGAAAGATAGGCTGCGAACTCATATGAAACATCGGTTACATTTCTATTTTGTTCGTCATATAATTCGTATGTAATCGCTTGACCATTTGTTCTAAGATCTGGTATACTTCCTTTAGTTGGTTCATTGTCACCTGTCCATGCATAAGTGCCCTCTGTAACAACTATTTTATGATTTTTAAATCTACCTTCGTTGTTTCTACCTAGTTTTAAAACTTCTGTTTGAAGTAACAACTGTGATGCTAGTCGAAAACGTTCATCAAATGTCGCCAAATGATTTAATGTTCCCGAACCATTTTCTCCAGCAAGGAATGTAGATATAGGAATTGCCGCTGCTAATAGGGTTTTTGATGTAATCATGTTAACACCTCGCGTGGGGTCTAATGCATTAGGATCGTATTTGGGATCAGGTGAATAACTTTTTAAGTTTCTTTGTCCACTAACAAGGTTCGTGTTTGCACCGTAACCCATTGTTTCATATGGAAGATATGCTGAATTTCCGTTTGTTACTCTGCCGATAGATGGTGGAACTTTTTGAAAGTAATTATCTGATAACAATCCTTCTTCTATCAACGATTCTAAAAACTTTGAATTGCTTGCCTTTACAGGATCTTTCAACGCTGCTCTTGCGGTTCTTACTGTGTATTTTGTCTTGGTAAATTTCTTCAATAATGTATCACTCGCATCGATTGATATTTTCTTAATACCTCTTGGATCTCCACTTAAATGATCTTTAATAGAATCGTCACTTGGGCCTTTACCGTCACGTTTAAGATTGGTATCAACATCCGTGATCGTAAATCCTAAACTAGAACCAGCGTGCGGTGCAGAAGAAGGGTGATTTCCAGCTGTATTTGCGCTCATTGCTTCTAGTGCAGTACCTTGAAGATCACCGTGGAACGTAGGTGCAGTTACACCCTTGTCAAACTTCGCACTTCGACCATAGTAATTTAATCCGTAGAAGAAACTTGAAGCACCACCGAAGATGCCTTGTTTCAATGCAATCTGTCCTTTGACACCAACAATGTCTATTTGTGGTGCAGTATATGCGATCTGTTGTTCTGATGTAATCTTAGAGTATCCAGTTGCACCGAGATCAAAATTACCGCCTATAGAAAAACTTGTATCGCCTTTGATTATATTGGTGTCTTTTCCAAGCACTGTGGTAGTTCTGTCTTTTACTGTAGTGTCACTTCGACTTCCTTGTACTTTAGAACCTTTGTTTCCAGTGATGTCTTCTCTACTTGATCCGAGAACAGTCTCTTTCTTCTCACCACCAACTTTTAAATTATAGTCTCCACCAACTGCCAAATCAAAATCACCAGTAGCATCTATCTCTAGATTCTGACAGGATATCTTTAGATCTCCTTCAATGAGAAGTGCGTCAGTTCCACCGACTTGAGTAATACGATTGTTCTTGGTTGACATGACCATAGTACCATCAGACTGAAGACAAAACCCAGAACCATCTCTGTGTTTTATCATAATAGATTCATTACCGATAGTATCATCAAATATCATAAGATGGCCAGACTTTGTTTTTCTGACACTTACGTCACCATATTCACTACCAGAGGATGGTTTTTTATAAAGATCTTTGATATCAATATAAGGATCTCCACCACGTATATCAATAGTTTGAATGTCTTCGCCTGTAACAATTTTATTGAGAGATGGTTTATAGTGATACTCTGCGGTTGGCATTTCACCAGAAGGATCTGAAAATCCCATTCCTATTTTTTTAGTTTTTCCTGTGGATGTATCTATTTTATCAGTTTTAAATGTATCAGCCATTAGTTTGCTCCAACTTTAGGTGTCGATATTTCTTTATAAGTCTCTGCAATCATTTCACCCAATGTTAAAAACTTTTTATCTACAGTCGGTTCACATGTGTTTATTTTATCCATTGAATTAAATATATAGTTATTGACATCAAAACCAGGCCCCTGACTAACACCGTTATCTAAATCGTTTTGGCCAAATACATCTCCGCCTGGAAATACTGTATACCACGCAGTAATTATTTGATTCAAAGCAACCAACTGACTTCGGTTAATTGAACTTGCTGTTAATTTTCCTTCTGATCCATCTGTGGGTTTTGTTTCGTTATATCCTGCAACAAAACATACACTCACACTTAATGGTTGAAATTCTAAATAAGTGTGTGTTGATATTTCATGGATTGGAACACCAGTCTGAATATCACCATTCTTTTTGATTATAAAATGATATGGTTGATTCGGATAACTGTGTGCAATATATTCTCTATTTATTTCCCTTGCACCTACGTTGAACGCATCAGAGTAGTGACCACTCCAATGAAGTAACATTGTAGATAAGTCTCTTTCACACGATTGTATATATTTTATCATTTCTTCACGTGATCTTAATACAGCAAATGCATTGGGTTGTCCCACTTCACTCGATGAAACTTTGGCACCAAGTTGTGTATCTGTTTCTAGTGAATTAGATACGTCTGCTTTTGTTTGTTGTACTGCAAGTGTTGTTTTAGATATATCTGATTTGTATCTTGCCATCTCTACATTATCTCGATCGACCAGATCGATTGTGCCTATAAAAATTTCTACAGATTCTCTAGTCTTATTGGGTAATGGAATGTTATGTTTAACCGCAGTTGTTTGTAATGATGCTGGTATTTCGACCATATTAACTGCTTCGTTTAATGCACCAATCGTATCGTCCTTTAACAACTTGTTGGTGATCGACTCTAAAATATTCTCTGGAGCGCTAAGATTGATTTGCCTAACTCCATTCGTGACAGAATAACTTTTATGTTCTGTCAAATCTTTTAAAAAATTACCGCTAAAGAACTTTCCCGTCACACTACCGAAACTTGTTCCGAGACCACTGAGAGCTGTTACAAGTCCTTGAATACCTTTGTCTTCTTGCAAATCTTGTGATGCAGACAATGCAAGATCTTGAAGATCTCCAGATGCAAGGTTTTTCATTGCTGGTCCGAAGATTTCCATTGTTTTACCAGTGACAGATGCTAAGGCAAGACCCAATGCTTCTGGTGACGCATCGACTATAATATCATGTAACAAAGTTGATGCAGATTTCATAATAGGTTTAGCGCCTGAGAAAAGGTTACCGATTTCATCACTGTCAAAATCTAATTCAGCGATCCGTGTTGCTCCATCAGATGAAATAACTTTAACTAAATTTTCAGTGGCACCTGGCATATTTTTTCCCACTTTCGCAACTACAGGCCCTAATGTGGCAACTGCTCCTTCGGCAAGTGTCATCACCTGAGATTCTAATCCTATGATACCACCAGCACTGTCGCCTGCATTTTTTCCTAAATTAGCAACAGATTTTGCTGCTTGACTCGTAACAAAAAGATTAGATGTTGCAGTCTGTAATCCACTAAAGTCTATACCTCTGGTTGTGGTATTCATAAATTCTGATAATTCTCTTGAGGAAATACTCATTACGCTGTTACCTTCGCACTTGTAAATTGTTTGTATATACGTTCTGCATGATGTACTCTTCTATCTTCGTGTAGTCTTCGGTTTATTTTTAGATTTTGTACAACATATTTACTTGGTATTTTTTTACCGTTATTTGTTTCATACACATTTTTCTCATACCTGTGTTGCCAAAAGACTGCTGCATCTGCAACATTAGTTATGGTTTTGACACCCATTGCACTTTTGTATTCACCCGCCAGTTCCGCCATAACCCATTCTATTTGACATCTAAGAGTCAAAAATCCACCATGATGTGAATTATCTGTTGCAAACTGTTTTAGGCCTACGAGTCTGGTGTCTTCCCATTGTGCAAGACCCCTCGCACCACTGCCTGTGTTATGTCCTTCTGGATCTAAATCCCCAAATGAATCACCACCGCTTTCTACCCAGAAATTACCCAACATAGCAGCAACAGCGACAGGTGGAAACCCATATGCAGAAAAATTATTCCATGTAATTTCTAAATTACTAATACCAGCAGTGCTACCGACTGTTGGATAGTATGCTGCTCCAATGCCTTGACTTGTGTTTTGAATAAGAGCGCCTGGAATTGGATTAGATATTATATTGTCAACTTGTTCACGGGAAGGGACTTCTACCTTTGGAATACTTCCTAAGACCAATGGTAATTGTGATGTTGGGCCATCAAGGAACATACCAAAGACTTGTGCCCCTACCATTAGATTAGGATTTGCACCAAAACCTGACACACCTTCTTCTGTGGTGGGAACTAATACTTGTGCGTGGGGTAAATCAGCAGTTGATATTTCATTGGCATCTCCATGAACACCATGAATTCTTACCTTAACTCTTCCAAGTCTAGGTTTGTCAGAACCAGTTTCTTCGACTACTCCTATGAACCAACGCATAGTGTCACCGTAAAATGCTTGTCCAAATGCACTCATACCAACATCCCCAATTTAACACCCATTAAATTTGTTTTGTGTTGTTCATTTTCGTCGAAAACATGTCTTGCTG